GTCTAGATAATTATTTAAGAGCACTGTCCATTTTGATTGTGTGTAATTAAAATGACGACCAAAGTCAAAGTTAGGATCAACCCAAGCATTTCTAATTTTAATAAATATGTTATATACTACTGCTACACCTGCATTAGCCACAGCTCCTTTGTTAAAGAGCTGTGGATCTAATGTTATAAAACCTTCGTTTAATTTCTCCCATGCTTCAGTAGAGGTAGCAAACTCTAAATCATGTACATGTTCAGAGACATCAAAGGTCATGTTCTCAAATTTTTTATTCCATCCTCCCATATTAATAACCACTATTTTGACGGAAATGATTTACTCTGTTTTTCTTAAAACATAGAGTATACAAAGTCTTAGGATTAAATCCCATTGTATAGAGATAACCAAGGTACTTAATTAATCCAAGGGCTAATTGTTCACTATATCTAGTGATATCAGTTAATTCCTGGGACTGTTTCCAAGGTTTATTCTTTAAGAAGTTTCTAGAGATATTAATATGGTATGCTACTCCCCACAACATATGATCTTCATGACGATGAAACTCTTGGTTGCTAAGTCTAAAAGCAGGTATATAAGAATTCACATGATCTACATCTAAACCCATATCTTCAATATTAGAATCACTTAAAAGATCATATCTACAGTCTTCTTCTAATTCCTCATCTTCACTTTCAAAATCAAACATATAACTACCTAATAACATGAGATCAAGCATATTCTCAACTTTATTCCTGTTTATTCCAGCTAATAAAGGCTTTAATTTTGTATTAGCGTAGTCATAAATATCACTAATCTCAAGGTTAGCATACATCAGCAAAGCCATATAAAAAGCCATAGCATCTGCCTGCTCTTCATTAGAATTCTGAAGATTATTAGCTACCATTTGCCATTCAGAATCACTAAATGTTTGATTATTAAAACCATGTTTTAAGTACATATCAATAACAGCAGAAGTAGATTCATAACCCTCAGCTGTTTCCTCAATTACCCTTGCAGAAAAATCCTTTAGTATCTGTTGACCCTTGAAAGTATTAATATCGATTGGAGGTAGTGGTAGATCTTTTTCGATCTTACCACAATATCCTTTCAATAGTTCGGCTTCTAGATTATAGATAGCTTCTAGATAACCTTCATTTTCTACTACTGGAGGTACTTCTCTAATATTTCTAATATCCATGATTTAATCTCCCTCTATATTGCTTGGATTTGTTGGTTCATAAGTTTTACCTCCTTGATCGCCTGAACCAAATCCATCAGTACCTCTAGTTCCCCAATTCTTTGATTCCTTTTCATAGGTATCATTATCTATCTCCTCTGGATTTGTAAGATAAATTGGAGTATGTATCATCTGTACTAAGGGTTCTCCAGCCTTTATAGTTACTACCTGTGATGAAGTATTATAAACAGCTAAGTTATATTCACCTACATAAGGAGAATCACAAATCTGAGCAGTAAAGATTAAACCTAATTTAGTAGACTTACCAGATTTATTGGCTACCATCATCATTGAATCTTTTGGCTCTAGTAAACCTCTAATACCTGAAGGAATCTTAATCCTTGCTTGAGGTTTAAGGTTAATCATATAAACCTTTCCATCTTTAATACTAACATCAAAAGCCGAAGGATCTGGGTTTGCCAGAAGTAAATCTCCTATAGTTAAATCTGTTGGTACATAAAAGTCTAAACCAGCATCTCCTTCGTTGTGACGTGTTGGTGACTTAACTTCTCTTACTTTCGTAAATCTAAATTTTGTTGTTGCCATAATAATATATTATTTGATGTAAAACTTCTCCATAGGTAAGATCATCTATCTCTTTATATGTAATAGGTCTAAAATCTTCACTACCTACGATTTCTTCTAGTTTCTTGTTTATATTTTTAATAAAACTACTAACCTCAGTTTTCTTCATAAATACTTTGATAAGTATATCAGATTGCTGAACCATGTAGTGGGGATCGTTCAAATACCTACAAAATAGATACCATATATAAGGTATCATTTCCTTTATTAGTTTCTCTTGTTTACTCATTTCATTTCCTTATAAATTTTCCTGATAGTTTTAGTAGGTACTTCATATTTAGCAGAAGTCTTCTCTACTACCTTTTTCCTATCAAAACCTTTTCTCTTTAATCCTCTGATATATTTCTTAATTGCCTTAACATCTTCGAGGATTTCGAGATCCTTGTAATTATTCTCTTCTTCTAACTGTTTACGAGTTTTACCTAATGTTTGAGACATCTTCAAACAACATAACTCAGAATCCCCGCACATCCTACATTCTTTAGTAGTAAGATTATAACCTTTACCAAAGCATGGATCTTTATCAGTACCTATCTTTGATAAGTCAAATGGTTCGAGTGGATCATGTTTAAGTAAATCTACTCCTTTATTCTTTTTCATATTTTATACTTTTAATTCCTTTATAAGGAATAGTTCTTGTTAAATACTTCTTTCTATCCTCTTGATAAGCATTCGTACCAGTATACCCACAGCATTTCATTTCAGGACAAAACCCTCTATATAAACAGGAAGGTACACAATAATGAGCAAGTATGGGTTCTATTTTATAGAGCTCATCTATAACCATATTCCAGGCTAATCTAGTTACTTTATCAGCTCGATTGCATAATCTTACCTTAGATATGTTAATAAGTTCTTGAGCATTAACATAGAGCATCATATTAACAGGATCTGTTTGTTTTCGTGTAGACCTATCAACTCCAGTTATATCTCCTCTTGAGGTTGATACAAAAGGTTGAGCATGTACATGTCTTACTAAGTGACCCATGTTACAGAATGGGATATCCTTAATAGTTATCTCAAATTGTAATAACCTCAATGGAGAATGCTCAGCTATGATTATATCTTCCTTAAATTTATCAGATGGCTCTTTCATTAAAGGAGCAAGGTTCTGAGTGAACCTTGCTGCATTCAGTACATCTTTCCAAGATGTTTTACATATTACGTTTACTTTCATCTATATATCCTCTTAAAGCTAAATGTTCTAATTCAATGAATAACTTAGAAATTAATTCATTAGTAATTTTACCGTAACGTTCTGAAGATTTATACTCCTTACCATTTAATTCGGTAGTTAACCTTAGATAATTTAGAGTAAATTGTGAATCATTTCTAGCTATATAGAGATTCAGTTTTATCTCTCTACGTAATTTCTTAAGTAATTTAGCTTTCATATATTAAATCGTTCTTATACCTAAACTTATTTTCCTTATTAACATGAACACAGGATGTTTGGATTTATTTACATATAACCAATCTAAAGCCTTTAGTAAACGTTGATTTGAGGATACTGATAAAGCTAAGGTTAATTGCCTAAAGATATCCTCAGGTATATCTTCATTAGGATATTTATCCATTAGTTTCTTCTCTACATATAACCATTGATAGTTAGCTTTCTTGATAAGATCAATGTTAGTTCTATCTTTCTCCATCTGAGATTTAATCTTCATACAGTTATCTAAGATCTCCTTAAATACCTCTCCATGAAGATGTAGTAGATTCTTTACTCTAGTCAGTGTATCTTTACCAACTAAACATTCTTCTAATCTCTTTTCGATTTCTTCACTTGACATAATTTATTCGCTTAAGTTTTTAATATTATTTACTATAATTCTTTGGTTTTCTATTTCCTGTTGAATATATTTCTCTATCTTCTGAGCTTCTTCATAATTCTCTTCAGATATGAATTTATTTTGTATTTCTCTTAACTGTTTAAGGTACAATGTACTTAGATAATTCTTTATCATGTACTGATTACATAATAATACCTTATGTTCATTATCTAACTCCTGTACCTTATTAGAGTAATACTTATTTAGATTACTTATTACTACTAACAGTAATAGGTTTAGTATTATTATAAGTGTACCTATGATTATATTAAACATTGTTTTATGTATTAAATTTATAATATGCTCATTAGCCCTAAGCTTTATATCTTTCCCTAAAAGAAAAAGATATAATCTATTAGTCTATGCCTTAGCCTTGAAAGTATATTTAGTATATAACCTTGCTAGATTAATCACTTTCAATTTCTCTTGCCTATAATATCTAGCCCTCTTTTTAGAATGTCTTCCTAAGTATCTACCAGGATATTGAATATCATCTAGATAAACTCTATTCTTACCTTCATAAGTTCTTACCAATCGTCCAAGGAATTGTATAGATTTCTCCTGTGAATTCATCCCTGCTGCATTAATCATATATCTCAGTTTAGGGAAGTTCTTACCTCGGGCAATGATTGTAGTAGATATTAATATATCTATCCTACCTTCTCTAAAATTTTCCATTATACTTTTTCTTATGCTTGCAGGAGTATTTACATGCACATAAGCAACTTTATATCGTAGATCTAGTGCATTAGATAAATACTTATATAAGTTTTCACAGTGTTTAATATATTTGCAAACTATGAGTGCTGGTAATCTACCATAAGTTATATTATATTTTAACCTATCTAATACTACCTTATAAGAATCTTTGTTCTCAATTACATTGGCATCATATTCTTCCTGATATACTCTTATCTCTTTATAATTCTTAGGATATAAATCTATACACGGTACCAGTTTAACTATGGTATTAGTTGAATGACCAACCTTTATAGAATCCTTTATAGTAAACTTAAACATCTCTTTACCAAAGAAAGCCTCAAGATTCATATTCTTAAGTTTATCTTTTGCAAGGTTACTCATATAGATTGTACCAGATAAGCCTATTCTTACTCTGGTATTATATAGGTGAGTTAAAACGGTTTGGTACATTTTACTACCTGCTAAGTCAGCCTCGTCTACTAATACCATATCTACTTTAGCTAACTCATTCTGGTACTTCTTAATATTACGTGATATAGATTGTACCATTCCTATACTAAAGTTAGACCAGTTCTCTACCTTACTACCTTGAATAAAGGTTATATTCTCATCTGGTAAATATTGCTTAAACTCTTTTTGAGATTGCCTTAGCCAATCAGCATCTTGAGTTATCAATAGAGTTTTAAGTTGTCTACCATAACTGTAATATAAAGAAGACATCAATAAACTCTTACCAAAGTTAACTGCAGCATTTACTACTCCAATATGAAAAGGTATATCTGCTATCCTATACTTTAATATATTTTCTAGAGCCTGTAATTGTTCCTTACGTAAACTATAGTTACCAATGTTTTTAACTATCTTAGCTTTAGGTATAGGTCTTCTAGTGTCTATGATTTTAATATTCAAACCATATTCCTTCAACATTTGATAAACCCTTGGTAGCATACCTATCTTAAATACTCCATATTTATTTAAGAAGTGTACCTTACCATCCCAGCCTCTAACTTTCCTCATTAGATAGAAAGCTTGAGGATGTTTAATACTAAGTTCATCGTATAACTTTACTGCATACTTTTGAGGTATATCTAATTCACACTCATTGCAGTTTTTAATAATGATCCTATTCATCTTCATCGTTTATTTTATTCCATAAGCTACCTTCTACCGTATTGATATAATCTTCGTTAGAAGCCTCAGAGTGTTTATACATAAACTTGGTATAATATCCGTAAGCCTTATCATTTACTAAGTTCTGTGGTTCAGGCATACCATTACACCAAGCTAATCCTTCGAACTGAGCATCTATCCAATCTCTATAATCTATATCTTCTTCATTACATTTATTAGCTACATCTTTGAAGTAAGCATATAGACTGGGTTGATTGGTATAATCAACTCTAATACCAGTTCTATTTACAATGGTTTTACAATAATAATCATGGATCTTCTTAGTAAACCCAGGATCAGAATCTTCTAATAGCTCTTGTTTAGATTGATAAGTCTTAGATATTTCCTCGGACATATTCAATAAGCTGTTAAGATAAGATTTATGATTCCTATTCTTTAATAGGTTTAATCCTGTCTTAATATACTCAATGTAACCTGCTCGAGTTTCTAATTCAAAATCCTTACAGAAGGTATTACAAATATCGGCTAATTTTTTACAACTTGCCCACAGTCTTGGTTGAGATTCTTCTATCTTCCTAACACCCTTGAACTTCATACTTACTTGAACAGAGTAAAAGATGTTAGCTGCAAGGTTAGCATCACCTAAGCTTGCTAGAGCAATATTATTAGCTTTCTTTCTATTCTTACTGCTTTTAATTAACATAATTCTAGTATTTACAGCACTTTGCTTAGCATTAACGAAAAAATCCTCCACTGGGAAGGATTTTACACCAAGTTCTTTTAATAATTCCTTAAACTTAGTTTTTGTTATGTGTATACTGGGATCTCTCATTATTTATATCCTCTTATTTTATCTGTTATTTCTTTATCAGCTCTACTAAATATAGTCATAAGTAAAGCTGCTGATATGATAAAATATGATAAAAGTGATACTAATTGTAAGATACCATCAGGTATGTAAGTTAGTATTGATATACCAATACCTACCCAAATTAGTAGAACTATACAAACTATTAAACCACATACCAAGTTGATTAAAAATTCTTTAATAAAGGGTTTCATATTATTTTAATTATCGTTATATACTAATATAGGATTTACCTCAATCCAAAGAGTTCTTGATTTTAATAAGTTCTTGATAGTCTTGGTATCTAGTGTTATATACTAATTTAAGTACTTCAGTTTTACCAAGATCATTGCAATCTTTACCATCAGGTAAAAACACTACCTTTACTTTCTTAAAATCTACTAATTTTAAGGCAAGGCTTATAGCATAATGTTTAGCATCTGGATCAAGTAAGATTATTATATGTTCTACAGGAGCTTTAATAATTTCATTCACTTGATAAGCAGATATGGCTTTACCCATAGTAGCTATACCTCTTTCACCAATAGTCAAAGCATTGATTGCACCTTCACATAAGTAGACTGACTTATACATTTGCATAGCGTCAAAATTGAAGATAAGGAACTCCTTTCCAAGCCCAGTGATGTCCTTATTTGGATTGTTGTATCTTGGACCTGTTCCCATAACGTTACGGGCATTGTAATAGCGAAGCTCTCCATTGTAGTAAAATGGTATAATGAGATACCCAAATAATGGTCCTTCGTTACAGTACCCAATGCCAAGTCTAGACAGTCTATCAATTTGAAAACCTCTCTTTCGGATATACCTTTGCATTCCAAGAGCCAGTTGACTGGTACCAAAAGTGATATTACGGAATCCTTCTGGTAGATATACGGGCTGTTTACTCGGCAACTCGACTTTCTCCTCCTTAAACTCCAGTTCATCAAAGTTTCCATTGTTCAAATATTTAATAAGTTCTCCATACGTTTCTAAGTTCTCTATGTCCATTACCATTTGAGCAGGATTAGGATGAGAATTACATCTGAAACAATTACATCTATATAGAGATAGATTAACTCCCATCTTTTCTTCTCTGCCACAGTAAGGACAAACTGGTACCCTTAGCCACCCATGTTTATACTCAAAAGCTCCTAACCTTTTTATAAAGTAGGAGTACAATTGAGACTTAAATTTAGAGGTTATCTTCATAGTACTAACTAGCTCTCTGATAGATGTTATTATCTTTATCTACGGCAAATATACCTAACCTTTTTATCTCTGGTTGATTTGTAAGAGTACTAATTGCAACGCAATGTTCTACACCATTCAACTTAAATGTTTTAACTACCGTCCATTCTTTCCTACAACCTTTTAACTTAAAGGTTTCTCCTTTGTGAAACTTTTTCATTTCTGTATTTCTTTTATTTGTTTACGTACTACCTTTCTCAATTCCTTGAGATCTGATAGAGTTAGGTTATCTATTACTAAACTCATATTATGGTGAGAGAATTTTATCTTTACAGATTTCACTCTTGCTTCATGTTTGTTATTATTAAACATGAATCTAGTTAGTTCCTTCTGAATAGTAGAAGTTATTTTGTAATAATTAAACTTAGATATCTCCATGTTCTAATTCTTTAGCTCGTTTAGGATCTGCATTAGGATTCTTATTAGATTTAATAAACGCTTCATCTAATTTATTTCCATATACTTCATCATATTTCTTACGTTGTTCTATAGTAAACTCCTTAGCTTTTTGTTTCTCTATATCTACATGAAATAAAGCTCTTCCATTTGGTTTACCATCTCTTTGTACTACTAGCTCAAGTCTTTGGATATTATCCTTATCCTCTTGATCTGTTGCATTAAGACCATAAATAACTTGGACATGTCTTACTATATCTACGCATTTAGCAATATCATTTTCATCATATCTAGTAGTTCTATGTTTCTTCCCCTCTCTAGTTATATGGTTTGCAGTCCAAACCATGTCTAGATCTTCAGCTTCAGCCATATTTTGAATATCTATAAATACATTGGATATTCTATCAAAATCTTCTCTATCTCCCTGAGTAGAAGCTAACTTAGCTGCATAGTCTATAATAACTACCTTGATATTGATACCTTGTTCTGCTAGTTTATGTATAAGGTTGGATATGTAATTACAGTTAGTTGCCATTGCAGGAACTCTTTCTATAACCATTTCTACACCTAATCTTTGAAGTTTACGAGCATGACGAGATTCTATAGCATCATATTCTCCTGAGTATAATTCTGATTTAGTTTTACCAATTGAAGCTTGTATTACACGATCCATGATTTGATCCTTACCATTCTCAGTATCAATATATAATACATCCTTCTTCATTCTCAAATAACCTAAAGCTAGATTAACCAGGAAGAAAGTCTTCCTTGCTTTTGGTTTATCTAATAATACTCCTACTGAATGAGTGGGGAATCCTCCTGCATTAGTTAATTTATTCATCTGCCTAAATGGGCATGGTACTATAGCAGGATCATCCTGTCTCTTAAACTGTCTTTCTGCAACATCCCTTACTAAATATAAAGGAGCATCATCCTTCTTTGGTTTAGCTTTTTGAAGGATCTTATCTATCTTATGATAATACTCTTCATATTGATGGAAGTCATTTAGATCGAAACTATCGTTGAGATTCTTCATCTCAATAAAGGTAGTAAACTGATATACCTTTTCTTGTATATAATCTCTATCTTTTAGATGTACATTATATAGGTTATCTACTATACTAAGTATCTTAGGTACATCTTCTTTAGTTACCAGATCTACATAATCCTTACTTTCTAGTAATTCTTTAATAACTTCCTTTAATACATTTGCAGAAGGTATTTTATTAGACTTACGTTTAAGATATTTAACTAGAGCTTCTGCAATTATAGAATGTTCTATCAATGTTAAATATCCCGGTTTAATTCTCTTTAATACTAACCTACCTTCCTTATCCTGGATTATAAACCTAAGGATCTCTAATTGAAAGTTAATATCAAAGGTAAATTTGAACTTTGACTTTTTCATTTCTTGTAGCTGTTTTACTTATGTATTATAATAGAAATTATAGAAACCAGTATCTTAACTATCTAGAACCACCTGCTAATCCTCAGCTCTAGTGTTAAATTTCTGAGAATTTATTTGCATATTATATATAAAATGATTATATTTGCAACATATTATAAATAATTAATGGGTATGAATAAAATTATTAGCGACGGTTCAGAAATACATCGTCTTAAACCTATGCAAAAAGGTTATGATGTTAAACTATTTGATAAACTCTTCAAATTAGTTCAGCCAGTAATTAGGAATTTAGTAAGAAGTATTGATATTAGAAGGTTTAATATTACTACAGATATTCTTACTTCTCAATTTTATGATAAGATGTTATTCGTTTTTAATAAGTATTATGGTACAGTTGATGAAGAACATCTTAAGGCTAATATATTAAGAGCTTTATCTACATATAAAAATCATTTATTAAAATATGCTTATAGTGATAAAGCTTCTTTTAATCAAAGTTTAAGATCTTTCGAAGATTTATTTGATAATAGTAAGGAAGATTTTTCTGATGAAGATGATTCGATTAAGGTTAAAAATGATATGTGGGATATGTTAGATACATATATGAATAATCATTTATCCTTGGATGCTAAATTAGTATGGGAAATGACGGTATCTCCTACTCCATTTATAGAAACGAATGCTAAGTTTGGTAGGATCACTAATAGCTTATTAGTAGAATTCTTTAATTTACCTAAGAATAGAACTTCAGTTAGATATATAGGAGAATTAAGAGAAGAAATATCTCAAACCTTAGAACAAGCTAAAAAAGATTTAAGATACTAACACAATAAAGGGAGGACCCTATCACTAAGGTCCTCCCAATCAACCTAAACTAAAACAATCAAATCAGACAGAAGCCTTTTTTCTAATATATCTTAAAGTAATTGCAGGAGGTAGTTTGGATAATACTAAAGTATTATTTGGAGTTTCTGAATTATAATCAGACCTTTCTGTTAGATTTGCCGAAGAAACTAACGCACCTTTTTGTATACCTCCCACAGGGTTATAGCCTACATCTGGAGCATTACCATTAATACCTTGATTTCTATCCATATAATTACAAGGCATTATACTAAATGCATCCTTAGCATCATCTTGTCTACCTACAGTCAAACCTATACTATGATAGTGTTTTGGTAAATCCTTACCGTTAATCCTTATAGACCAAGTACCATAATTCTCATTAGGATTATATACAGAGCCTACGGTAGAAAGTTCTACACTACTACCTAAGGGAGTTTCTACGTTAATACCTCCTTCGGCATAGCCTATTACTACACGACCTTTAGCTTTAGAATATTCTTCCCAACCCTCTGGTATGTTTTCTCCTTCGAATAGGATAATAGACCCTGGAGCTAATGTTACTCCATCTATCAAGGTTTTTATATCCTTTATTTTCTTACTTATAAGGTGTTCTACATATTCAGCTAAACTACCAAATGGTTTACCTGAATCATTTAATTGACTACCTACTTCTAAATAACCTACAAAGTTCTCAAGTCTTTGTATAGATTCTGTAAGATAGCTATGTATTCTCTGATTATAGTTTATGGTAGAAGGAAACTTACCCATATAAGGTATGAGAGCAAAGTTCTCTTTCTTGTTATTATCCAAAGAATTGAATCCTTCTCCATATACTCCTAAGAACACCATATTTTTTTGGTTCTTACGATAGGTTTCACAAATAGATTCTACTTTGTCGATTAAACCTTTATAAGTGATTTTACCATTATAAGCAGGGTCATTATCTTTTGCAATGGTAGCTTTTCTTAAATCTCTAGCAATAGGGTAGTAATTATCTAAAGATTTTTTATATAAGTCATAAAAATTAAAACTAGAGCTATTCCAAAATGCCCTGATGATAGGTTGGTTTTGTACTGCCTCTTCTACATAGTTATGTTCGGCAAATAGTAAAACCTCTTTAGTTTCTCTACTGTTAACTCCTTCAATCTCCAAATGTAAAACCTGATCTCCAGATCTGTAGAGTATACCGTCTTTATTAATGAAACAGAAATTAACATTATAATCGGTAGGATCTGCATCTTCTCTACATGAAAGTCTATGACTAAATATAGTATCTCTCATTTGATATCTCAAAGGATCATAGGAATCAGTATTAGCAGATCCTTCATCTCCATATCCATAAGGATAAATATCTAAACTGCTACCATTAATAGTAGCTGAACCAAATCCACAGATTGGACCAGGACCTGGTATAAGACCTATGGCTTCTGATATCTCTTTAGAAGATATTCTACTACCATAGTTAAAATACACTTTGTTGTTCATATTTACTTATTTAATTTTTCAGTTTCTATTTGTTCTGCCATATTACTGAATATGGATTGTAAACTCTTAAATCGCATAGTTATAAGTAAGATTAATATCCTCCAGATACTTATGCGATTCTTAATCCCGTGTAGTACACATATATGACCATATATGGAATCGATTTCAAAACCATAGCATAATATCATTACTATAGCAGCTACTATCATAGGATCAAAGCCAAAAGGAGAACCTAAAGCTTTACCCAAGAAAGCTCCCATCAGTATATACAGTATGTAATCAATGAATTTATTTATAGTTCTTCTACAGGCTCTAGATTTCCTAATAGGAGTACCTACATATTTACTTTCCCTTATGCCAAACCAAAAATCTCCTATGACTAACACAAAAGCCAGTAATATCATCCACCTAAAGTCATATATTAGGTTAATGAATTCTAATCCAATTGGTAGGGCCATCATCCTACGACTAGTGTCAGAACCTATTAATCCTATCTCTCTGTTAACCATATTAAGATAATCTAGTTAGTGACCATGCTAAATTATTATTACCCATGGTATCAATTAATAAAGATTTCTCAGTCTTATCTACCAAACCAAACTCATTAGTTACCCAACTTATTGTTGAAGGTAGTACGGTTACCTGTAACCAATTTAGTTTAGCTATTAGGGTTCTACCATCTTTTAAGTAAGCCTTGAAAGTAGTATTACCTTCTACAGTTAATACCTTACTAAGATCTACCTTTTCAGTTATATTTCTACCATCTCTACGGATAGTTTCCATAATAACTTCTTCATCGGAATCTTGCACTGTATTACCATTACCATCTACAAGTCTTAATATAAATGGATCTGTAAATGGGCTATTTCCTGCAAAAGTAATACCAAAAGTATTATCTGATGTATTCTTATTAATCCAATGATCTTTTGATTTATCAGTATAAATAGGAGTAATTTCCAGGTAACTTATATGAGATTTATCAGTACGTTTATCCAGTACATACCATTCAAAAGATTCATCTCTATTAAAGGGAGATTGTATATAGAATAATCCGGCTTGTTTAGAAGTAATCCTTAAACTATACTTATTAGGATATACATTATCTAGAACTCTATCTATTACAAATTCTGGCTTATCTACCTTTGGAGTTTCTTTATCTCTAGTTCCTATATTATAAGTTTTACCATCTGGAGCAGTTACAATATATGATGAATTATCTTGCTTATTTATAAAATCCTCAGAGTATGTACCAAATGGTACATAAGTTAATAATAAACCAGTTTGAGTAGTACTGTTATCTATGTAATCCTTTGGACTTACACCGGTGATTCTCATAAAATGTAGTTGGATAGCTTTGTCTACTATCTCAAGTACAGCTGGCTCATTTAGATCTTGATTACCTTGTTCTACATTGAATGTATAGGTATCCATAGACAAGGGTTTCCATATATCTCCATTTTTCAAATGTATATTAGTACCTTTTATAGTAACTGTTAGATTACCTGGAACTGGTTGATGATTCAAAGATTCTATGTATACCTTTATCTCTGCATTCTTCAATAGATCCATCTGAGTATCTAGTACTACTCTGGATGATTTATCTCCCAATTTATCTATGGTAGTCTCATAGCCTTTTGAATTAGCTTTATTGTAGGTTCTCTTTACATATTTATAACCTAATAATACTTTATATCCAGGTTTTCTATTAGTAATTATTGCCTCCACAATTTTAGATGGATCCTCTTCTATATGGAACTTATAATTTCCTCCCTGATTAATATCCCAGGTAGTTATAAATTGATTACCGCTGTTAGATTCTTTTACATCTCCTGAGTGTTCTGATACTATATGTACAGGTAATTTACTATTACCATCTACTCTGTAAGCTTCTACTGGGATTCGTATAGTATTTTCTCCATCATATACCTTATCATATTCTCCAAGCTTGATAACATAATATGAGATATTCTGGTACTTATCATTAGAAACAATCAGTGTAAAAGCTTTATTAGGATCATCTAGATAAAACCTATAAGTATTAGAAACCTTCTTTACTTCTCCAACATCTGATGGTCTATATACAGAGCTTATATTCAAATACCTTTCTCCATAGTATCTAGATTTTTCTGATATACCCTTTGTATAGTTTGGGTCATTGCTTGGATTCTTACCGACTGTATATATCAAATCTCCGTACCAAGGTATATCTTTTACTTTCCTATTGTAATTATCCAACAACTCAATTTTAACTCGTAAATCTTCATCGGGATCTAGAGATAAAGTAGTACCCCTATCTCTACGTACCCATTTGCTACCATTAAAAGTATAAACATTGAAATGATAGGTTGTTTCATCATAGTTTTTACCATTCAATAATAACTTAGATATTACATTGAATGGTAAGAATCTATCTATGAAATTCTTAATAAATTTCCAAATCTTTTTCATATCTCCCAAGTTTTCGTTTATGGTTACATTAAACTCTACTATACCATTGAATGATAATATTTGCTGTTCATCTAAATTAATATCTCCATCGAAGGTACTCATATCATAATAAGGCCATATTATTTTAGAAGGAATATTAGTACGAGGAATAGTACCATCTCTGAAATCTTTAAGCCAATCTGGACTTATCTGTTTAATAGATACTAATTTAATATCATTTTCCTCGTTATACCATAACTTAAATATTATCTGAAAAAATTTCTCAGTTCCTCTTATCTTATATAAGGATATTATATATCTTAGAATATCAGTTTTCTGATCCCCATATAAATTCAATGGTGAAGGTTGGGTTATGTTTATAAAGGGAAATTCTCCAAACCAATGCCAAATAAGGTTTAGATAATAATAATCAGTATCTTCATGTACCTTTAATAATTTTACTAGAGTATTATCTACTGGTTCCTTAATTCTTTTTAAGAAGTAATTTCCACATATTTCTAAGAATTTCTCTAATATCCCTTTCCCATCATTGTCCTTATAACTATCTGCTTCTTTATAATAATAGGGCAGATAATTTATTAAATGTTTTAGGTCTATCATACAGTTTCATGTATTGAGGTTTTCAATAAAATAGGGTCATCGAAAATAATCTGATTAAACCCTACTTCGTTATAATCGGAATTAATCATAGGTATTACAATCTGATATCTACTACCCGGATTATAACTTCCTACAATAGCCATAGAGAATTTAACTCCATTGATAGTATCATCTATAAAGATATTATTTGAGATCTCCTTATCAGTACTAAATCCTCCTTCAGAAGAACGTATATTAAATGTATTATTCTGTCCGATGGTTATGATATATTCAGTAGGAGATTTAACCTCTTCTATATCGTTTATCTTAAGATCTAATTGGGTATTTCCATTTATGATCTTTGGCCATGGTGATACATAAAATTTGGTTATATGTAGATAATCAACAGAAGGTAGATTATCTATCAAAGCATATATATCAGATATTCTAACACTACCTCCTATGTGAACATTACTACCTGAGTATTTATCTAAAAGAGCTTGTAAGGTTTGTTGATATATTTGAGTATCTTTATAAGATGGTTTACCCGTTATATCTACTACCAGGTGTATTTTAGATACTCCTGCTGGGTATACCTTTATGGTATTAGCTAGCATATTTTTATTAGCCAAAGTATCTGATACCTTATTAAGTAATATATTAGATACTGGAGTATTACCTTCTATGGGTGATATGTATACATTTATAGCCTTACCTTGGATATCTTCTAAAGCAGCTTCTTTTACACCTGGTACTAATTTAACTACATCCAATACATCGTTTCTAGTTACTAACATATTCATAGTTCTAGTTTGCATAGCTGCATGAGATCTTAGCATTTCGATATCTTCGTAATCAAAGCCATCTCCAGAAGAATAAGGATTATTGCATGTAGCACTAGGTACTAAAGTACTTATTACAGAAGGTACATTCACAATAGAATTCTTAGTTATATTACCAGCAGAACCCTTGGTTATATAAAAGCTTAGGGTGATTTTCTGATGAGGGTCTGGTATCTTGCCAAACTTACCGTCTCCAAATATAAGTATAGGATTATCAGCCTCATCTGAAGTAACCATAAAATGTTTATCGGTAGGCCCACTGTAAGCAAAAGTTTCTACCTGAATCCAATTATCTGTACCTAATTGTAATTGTACTCCATTATGTTCAATCTTATTATCTCCCAGATTAGTATCTAAACCTATTGGACCAGTTTTATATAAGCTACCATTCAATGAGGAAGTAGTGTATAATTCATGTTGTATTAAAGGTACTTTAATTGAAGCATTATTATTATCCCATTGAATATCTTTATCAGTTTGCCAGTTATTTCCTAAGGTATCTTTGAATATAGTACCCTTAGGTATTTTAACTTTAGCCCCTGAGTTTGCTCCTTCTAACTCTCTAGTTATAATAACATCTACAGTGGCAGCATTGGCTAATCGAGGATGATAATCTACTAATAAGCTGTGTCTAACTACACTACTATATCTACGTGCAGTAGTCAAGAAAGTCTCCCTGGCCATATTATCTATGTAGTAGTGTAATACTTCAGCTATTGCTGCAAATAAGGATATGATGATAATAAAGATGTTACCCTCTGAAACATCCGTGATCAATTGTCTACCATCCTTATCCTTAAAACTTTGTAGAGCTTCTATCATATCTGCTCGGATATTTTGAAAAGATCTACTTAAAGGGTTGGTCCATTTGTTTGTTAACATATTATGATTTAGTTTAAGTTATAATTTATTAATACAGAACTATCGGTATTAGTAGAGATCAAATGATACTCTATGTTTATAGAAAGTTTATAATCTTCTTTAGTTGTAGTGATGTTATTTAAGGTTATTCTACCCTCATAACGAGATATAGCTTCGATTACAAACCTTTGTATCATATAGCTCAGAGCTAAGGTATTTGGTTCCTCTAAACATTGAGTTAATCGGTTACCAAAATCCTCTTGTCTAAGTCTGAAACCTATTTCATATAATAGGATAGCTCTTAAGTTCTCTTCTATTAACTTGGGATCCTCTACTTTAGGATACCATCCTGTTTCTCCTTTGGAGTTCTTCTCTAATTTTATAGGGAATAAAGCTCCTGTTCCTATATTATTATTCATTAGTGTAAAAAAGCTTTATCAGCATAATCCTCTTTATTAAAAGATGATATTGGTTTCGCTGCTTGGTTAATAGTGGGAGCTGAAGTATCAGTTCCAGACTTTACTCCTTGATGGGTATGGCCATTGAATTTATTTCTTAAATCCTCAACTTCACTAACTAATTTATTTAATTTATCGGTTAGATTGTTTATACTTATCAGTTCTTCTTTACCATGATTTGCCTCTATGGTATCACTAGAGTTAAGAAATATTTTATTAGCACTAATTACTATACCATCTTCCTCGCTTTTTGCTAGAATGGATAATCGGGTAGCTGCTTCTATATGTACCTCTCCAGTTCTATCATTGATTAATACTTTAGTACCTTTTGGAGTTACTATACCAGATACATCAGGATCATCAAAATCTACTGGTCTTTGGTTTTCTGCCCAACCATGATAAATCCATAATGGATTACCTGGATTACCTTTTTCAAAAAGTACATATACTATATCATTTTTCTTTGGTAAAGAGAATAACCTAAAACCACTATTTTCTGAACCATGGCTACCGAATGGGAGAGCCCAAGTCATTACATTTACATCAGGAACATATACTAATAACTGATCAGTATTAGAAGGATCATCTATATCAGTTACTATAGCCCTGTATATAGAATAAAACCTACCTATAGATTCTACTCCATTGTCTACTAATTGAGATATTAAAGAATCTGCCATTGTATTACCTATTTTTATTTTTATTATTCCTATTCATAGAATCATAATAATTACGGGAATGATACTTACCCTTTGGTATCTCCTTTACTGAAATACCAATAGTACCATTACTAACAGCCGTCATTTTACCAGTCTTCTTATCTACACGGATATAAGCCTGTTTATAATGAGGCTCATTAGGGTGTTTCTTATTATTATAATGTCTAAGAGCTATGATATTAGTATATTTAGCCTTTTCATTTGGATCAGTAATCATATCTCCAATAGCTGCTTCTTCTGCAGTCCAAGGAATATCCAAACAATCTTGCCATAGTTTACTATCTGAGCCTTGTTTATAACTATGATGAGTATTAGCAGGAGATCTGGAATTAGTTCCGGTACTACCTACAGGAGCTTTCCTGAAATCACTTGGTTTATTGCCTACTGTAGCAGTAACTTTAGGTTTTACACTATCTACAGTACTATCTTTAGTATCTAGTATAGTTTGAGTACCTTGAGCACTAGATTTAGTAACTTGTCTTTGTAACTCTATATCACAAATATAACCTTGACCAAACTCTAAATTATGGGTTATTGTTTTTATATACCAGATCCCAGAATATTTTTTACCTACATTATATAACCCAATTTGTTGGGATATTTCTAGATCTGGATTACCTACTACTCGGATATTAGCCACTAACTGTTTCTCTCTAACACCTTTACCCATATTATGTAGGGCATTCTTTACACCACTCATAGCTCCACCTAAATTTAGAGGACCTCTTTTAGGACCTCCTATTTTCCTTGGTAACATATCATGAATTAGTTGAGAACCAGTAACATATACTAAATCTTTACCATATCCATAATAAGTCAAATAAATCGTTCCACTTACTTTTTGTATAGTTCCTGTTCCAACTATAAGTTCTGGTTTACCTGTACTATCTACTTGCCTTGGTTTAGCTAAACTACTATCCTTTATACTCCACCTAACATCAGTAATATTATAACCAGATATTCTACATGAGTTATGTGCTCTACTATACCATCTATTTACAGCACTTTTAACTAGATTATTCTTAAAAGCTTCTAAACCATTTCCTAAATTAGCATAATCATGAGATCCAGTGTTTATAGTTATATGATGTTCTCCCCAGAAAGTTTCTGAATTTTGAGCAGGTAACTTAATTCTATTAGCCTTCTGAGTAGCTTCATTTAGATAATACTGTGCTAACTTTTCTCCCCCAGGAACATTAGCATATTGTAAATACATCTTATATGATAAGTCTATGGTAGGATCACGATGTATTAGTAATTGATATTGATCTGTTTTACTGGTGTTACTGTAAGCTTTATTAGCTCTATCTTTTCTTTCTTGCTTAAGTTGAGCAGGAGTTTTCTTATCATATTCTTTCCTTTTTTCTTTAGCATCTATTGAAGCACTTCTCCATTTCCTTTCTGTATCTACCTTACTCTTGGTAAAGTAATACCAGTTATTAGTAAAACCATTATTCCACATAGTTTTTTCTACAGTATCTGTTTGTTCAACTACATGACCATTCTCCAATCTAGTATTACCATACTTACCGGTTCCAGCTTTAGGTAATGGTATATCTACCTGAGGTAATTCATATCTACTAATGGCTTCACCTACTTGAGTTAAAGCTTTATCCATAGCATTGACTATAGCTCCTAAACCTGCTAATGGTTTATATATCTCCTGTAAGGTAAATGAAGCTGATAACAATTCTCCGTTCTCCCTCTGATAAGTATAATTATGTACAGTTCCTCTGGTATATTTCCTATTATGTATATGTATAACTCCATCTCGGGAATCTATATACCAAGGTCCATCCTTAAAGGCAGTAAATTTTTTCTTTAGTTGCACTAATACATTATTACCTGCAGTACCTAAAGTACTCTCTAAAATCTCTTTTAGAGATTCATCAGTAACACTAACCTCATTTACGCCAGAATACCGGTTAGCAAAGAGTATAGTACTTTTTGCAACCGGTTCATCTTTTAAGGTATAGGGTTGTATACTCTCATAAGCTTGATTGCTTATGATTTTTTTGGTAGTATTTGAATCAGCCATACTATTCAAATTTTTCAATGATTATACCTATCTCATTATTAAACCCACTTTCCATATATTTTAATAAGGTATGATCTTCTCCAGCAGGTCTGAATGGTATAGAATGTCTTAAATCAGTAACTGAATCCTTTATCTGAAGTACTGCATGAGTACCAGTTTCATCGAAGGATTGGTTTACTTCAATTATCTTTAACAATCTAGGTTTAGAAGACCTTACTTCTCCAGTAGGAAATATATAACCATATTGTACTATGATAGAATCTCCAGGTTGTATATCAGATATATCTACAGTATCAGGATCTCCAGTATCTATCTGTATAGTACCATAGTCTTCTTTACCTTCGCTCATCTTTAGTTGGAAAGATGTTATATAAGCTCCTAATGGTATCTGTGTTATAGGATTAACTAAAGCTCCTCCAGTTTCATCAAAGAAAGCTATATAAGGTTCTGCCATACCCTCAAATAAATGATGAGGGTCTGACTTACCTTCTTTAGCCTTATTTACCTGATCTTCTTTCTTAACATCTGAAGGTGCTTTTACATCCTTTTCAGAAGTAACAGATTTTTTATTTACTACTTTAGCTTTAACCATGGTAATTACATAGGTATTATTAATACATCTCCAATATCTAAATCAAAGGGATTAATTATCCCATTATAATCTGCGATATCTGCCCATCTAGAGGAGTTTCCATAATATTTATTAGAAATACTTTGTAGAGTTTCACCTTCTACTACTGTGTGCTGTATACCACTAGAAGTAAAATCTATATCTTCAGATCTTTCTAAACTATAATCCTCCTCTAAATAATCCAATTGATAAACTCTGGTGTTATCGTAAGGTCCTTCTATCATAAACTTATTCCTTTCGTTTTCTTTAGTACATCAGGATTTATAATATCCTCATACAATAAATTCCTAGCACTTGTACGTTTGAATATTAATTCCTGAGTAGCAAGTGAAGGATTCATATTAGCCTTTACATAACCCTTAGCTCTAACTATCTGATTATTTTCATCTTTTATTAAGGAATCGTTTCTCCAACCTGATAGTTTATATGAAGCAGATTGTAATATCCAATAATACGATGTACCATCAGATATCTTAGTCTGACCATCTTTCTGTAAGTTAGAGAACATACCAGAATCTCCAAACATAATCTGTAATAAAGGTGGAGCTTGTTGATATCCATTTGATTTACTCCACATCTCTAATAATCTACATTTAGCTAATACATCTTGAGGATTAGCTCGGTCATTACTGTACCAAGATATACTAAATTGTAAAGTAGTTTCTGAACCTGTATAATGATACATAGGAGTATTTCTACCCATAGAATTTATAACTGCCCAGGTACCTTCAGAATTAATCTCAAGTTCTCTTGGCACAGTTTGTAATTCTATATACTGTACAGGATTTGAAAACCAGTTGAATATTAATATCTGTGGTTTTGTTATATTCCTGGCTTCGTCTCCTCCATGGAGATTTAATAGTTGCCTTTCACTACTATCACTGAATGATATGGTGAAAGCTTTATTACGGTTCTCATCTAGTTCTCTTTCAGCCCTATTAAGGGCAGTAGATTTACCCTTAAAAATAGGAGAATAACTTTGACCTTTAGACGGGTTTTTGTGAGATGGTTTTATACTATGGTTAGAGATCTCATCAGTAGATATCTTAGCAGTATGATCTTTTTCCCCTGGTCTAGTTATTCTATCCAATAAGATCTTAGCTCTCCACAATTTATTAGCTTCACTAGTGAGTACTGTAGATACAGTATCATTACTAGTGAAGTCATTTAATTTATCTAATACTTGGCCGAGTTTCCTACGGCTTTTTAATATATTTGCCATGTGATATAGTTTTACATACCGTACTCATCCATATCGATATTAGAAGAATTCAAGTTAACACTTGCATGATCTCCATCTGAGAAGGTACCAATAGGTTTGTTATTTAGATCAATACTGATTGAAGCAGGTTTACCTTGTGTAATAGCTCTAACTAATTCGGCATCTCTTTGAGCTTGTCTTTGTTCTGCAGACTTTTCTTCCTGTTCTTTACTATTACTTATTCCAAACCAATCACTCAATGTACTGAAGATACCTGGTAAGAAACTTACAGCGAAAGAGATAGCCATACCCCAAGGACCCATTAAGAAACCTAAACTCTTAGTAGCAATGCTAGCTAATCCAGCTCCAGCTCTAGCTAAAGGAGCAGCTACACTTCTAGATAATACAGTATTAAGAGACCTATATAAAGGTGTACCATATCTAGATGCAGAAGCTACTGATGAAGCTGCAGTAGTAGTTCCAACTCTAGAACTAGCAGCTACAACTCCTCCTGCCATTAAAGCTTCACTTGGACTTACTATGGTTCCTCCCTTAGCTCCTGATAAAGCTCTGTAACCTTTAGCTACTCTATATTCCAATCTACCATGTTTATTAATCATAGCTACATAACCAGGATTCAATGGCATAAGATTACCTCTAGAACCAGTCATACCAATACCGGTAGCCATTCCTTGTACAGTAGCCATTCTGGTTAATATCTGTAAACTAGCAAATAGATGTTGTTCCATCTGCTGAGAAGAGATATTAGCTGCTTGCATATTGGTTCTCATAACTCCAGTAGAAGTACTCGTCCTGGAAGTAGTTAGAGAAATTCTACGAGCTCCCATAACCATCCAACCGAATATAGCCCTAAGAGTTAGAAATCCAGTTAACCAAGTAGTTCCTCCTAATAGTATCTTTCCTAAACCAGTATCAGCAAACTTATTGAAAATCTGTAATAGTGATGAAACATTATTGAAGAAAGGTATAAATACTTCATTCAAGGATTTACCTACAGTTACCTTTAAGTTTTCCCATGAAGATTCTAACATCCTTAAAGAACCTTCTGAAGTTTTCATATAATCTTCCATGGTTTGATCAGTCCAACCTTTACCATCGGATGCATGGTTAAGCTTATCTATGATTTGAGAATATTTACCATTAGTTTGGTAATCCTGTACTAAAGAGTACATTGCTCTAATACCTCTCTGACCAAATAGATTAAAGTAAGTCTTATACATATCTACAGAGTTCATACCCTTAGTCCTATCAGAGATAATTTGGATAATCTCTGCCATAGACCTAAGATGACCTTCTGCTGTAGTTAAATCCTTAGGAGATAATCCTAAAGCTTTCAACGTCTTAGCTCCACCTTTTGATTGACCTGATAAAGCTTTGTTGAACATGTTCAAGGCATTAGCTAAAGCAGTACCAGCCATAGATCCCTGAATACCACTGTTACCTAATACTCCAATAGAAGCTACCATTTCCTTAAGATCTAATCCAGACATTCTAGCTGTTGCTCCAGCATATTTTACTGCCTGTGCCAAATCTTGCATACTGGTATTAGCCGAAGTTACACCAACACCCATGATATCTGCTACACTCTTAGCTTTACTTGGGTCAAGGTTATACATAGACATGATATTAGTCATCAAGTCTGCAGTACCTCCCTTTTGACCCATAGGCATACTAAAGATAGCAGCTAACTGAGCCGCAGGTTCTACGGCTCCTTTAATTTGTTCGAAACCCATACCGGCCATAGCCATAAACTTCTGACCAGATGTAATATCCATTGCTGTTAAGGGGTTTCGAATATTAATATCCTGTGCCTGTTTCAATAGAGAAACCGAATGATCTATTCCATCATTGATCATTTTATTGGTAAGGAAAGAGTTAGCTTGTACCTTTGCTGAATATTCGAAAGTAGATTCTAACCCCTTTAATATCTGCATACCCATAGCAGCAGTATTAGCAAAACTGGTTTGAGCATCATAAGCAGTACTGGTAATACCATTCATCATGTTATGCCAAGCTCTACCTATATTACCCGCAGGAGATGTAAATTGGTCCCTTAGAGACATTTGTATACCAATATCTACTAAGGCTGAATTAGATCCTATCATGATTTTAATTTCTTAGCGTTTTCTCTTTGATACTCATAAAAAGCATCAGCGAATATTTTGAATTTATCTCTTACTCTTAACGGAAGACGTAAAAAGCAGAAATAATCTCCTACGTTTATTTCTGCTCTTTGTAAATACATAAACTGATCTACTAAAGGGATTATCCTTGGTATACCTTTTTTAATACAGATTTCATCTGATAATCCCTCAGCATCCTCATTTACGCTTCCGTTGGAAAGAAAAAATGAGGAGCTCCAAGGATAGGGAAGTTTTCTTTCTCATGTGTTCTTGGGTTCTCAATCTCAGTTGTACCTGGCCAAATAGGATCTATCTTATGTACAATAGCTCTCATCTCTGCCATCTCTCTGATAGTGAATAGGGAGAATTGCTGTACATTATCCCATCTGCCATTTACTTCTAATTGTAAACCTCTGGCAAGTAATTCTACATTTCTAGTCTGTTTATCTGGAGATAGTTGCATAGCCCAAGTTTCTGCATTACCGTCCATGAGATTAAATTTAATTCTCTTACCAGTAGACAAAGTAACCTCATAATTCTTAAAGTTAATCTGTCTCAATAGCTCCAAATCTTCATATGGTTTAATTGCCTCAGGTTTGGATTCTAGAGCTTTTTCATCTACCTTAGTATAATCATCAAAGATAAACTCTTCTAGATTCTGCTCATAATAGGTAGGAGTACTTTCTAAAGGCCAGGTATATGCAAAGTCTAGCATATTTCCTAAAGAGAAGATTCTTACTTGAATCAAGATGGCATATCTATCCCTGATAGGTAGATTAAGAGCATCTTGAGGAGTTAATTTACCTGAAGCTGTGAAATCAGTTTTAGTTACTACCCTTGAAATGAAGTTGGTGATGTTCATCAAATTAGCAGCATCTGCTTGATTTGATAATACCTCTTCATCTTCTCCATTTTCTTCTCTGATTGTGTAACTGTAGCCTGTAGGGCCAATAAACGTTTTTGTTAAAATGTGATCTTCCATTTGATGTCTTGTTTAAGTTGATTATAAATCGAAAAAAGGGAGTAAGGTCATTAGATCCTACTCCCAATATATTTTTTAATATTTATCGATAGTACCTACTGAGAACTCTATCTTTTCAACAGTATTTTCTGAAGCAGTTCTATCGAAGTCTAATCCAGTAATCTTCTTTGGCCATACTTCTGCAAAAGAATGTACATTAAGAATGGTTTTACCATCCTCTGCCAATTCATTTACTGATAAATTACACCAGTAGTCTGTAGGTACTAGACCACCACCAAGAATATGATCCTGACATGAGAATAGCCAATCCCATACCCAAGTATCAGATCCTGAAGTAGTACATAACTTCTCTACAATGAGAGTACCTATCTTAACTCTACCTGCAGTTTTTACATCTCTATTAATATCTCCATGTTCTACCTCATCTACGGTAAGATCCGGTAAAGTACACTTCTGACACAGATATGGGTTAATAGGATGTTGTGAAAATTGGAGGCTCCATAGGAACTTCTTACGTGGATTTTTTACCTTTGCTCCCATATTTACTTATTTCCTTTTGGTTTATTACTTAATGATACATCGATTGCTTTAACACTAGAATCGATAGAAAGAGTAATAGTAATCTCCTGTAAGGCAGTTACATCCTTGAATGAGAATACTACTTTGTATTTACCTTGTCTTACATCGGCTTGGTTATTAACTACCAAACTATCCCAAGAGGTAGCATCCTGATCACCTTGCCACTTAGGATCAGTTAGATCATTATTATCTACCCACTGAGTAATGTATTTCTGTACATCAAGATAAATTCTAGACCAAGTACTCCAATGGTTTGGTTCCTCCAGATACTGATCTAAGATTGGTCTTAGTGTCTTCTTAATGTTCAGGATAAGACCAGTATTACCTAAGAATCTGAAAGAATCCTTTTTAACTTGATCTGTGAAGTTATGCCATAGAACTGTTCTCTTACCATAAGAAGCAGTATCTTTGATTACAAATAGGTTGATACATTCATTAGCTAATTTGTTAAGAGTATCAAGTCTACCTGCAGAACCATAATTTACAGAAGCAGGGCCATTAGCCTCAATTACTACTCCTCTATTCAAACCAGCAAAAGAACGACTGTAGCTGTAAGTAGATCCACTTGAATCAGCTAAACCTAATACAGTACCAAGTACATCAGAAGGCTGGAGTATACCATAATCGTTAGTATATAAAAGACCACCACCATAGTAAGAAATCCATTTAGAATGTCCTATAGCAGAAGCAATTTGATTTTTGTAGTTAATCATATCTTCTGCCTTCATTAGGTCAGTAGTTCCTACTTTATACTTTGGAATCTCAATGTAGAACTGGAACTCAGATAGACTATCTACTAAATTCTTAGCCTCTTTATATACCTTAATAAGCTCTACCTGAGCTAAGTGCTGATGAGCATGAGATAAAGCCAGGTGATATGAATCAAGGTAATCACGGGCACTATCCAAAGCATCTATCCACTCTTTAGAAGTAGGAGCTGATGTTTCAGGAGTACCTATAGTATAGGCATTAGTAGCTGTAAGAGTTACAGTTACATTATTACGAGAACCATCAATCTTTGATAACCAGTTTAATACTGCTTCTACAGAACTGAGTGATTTACTAGCCTCATTATCTGGAGATACGATAATCTTCAAATAAGGATTATTAGCAATAAAATTACTTAGGCTAAGGTAATCAACTGAAGTGTTATTATTAGCATCTGAGTTCTGATATACTAAGATAACTCCTGTATCTAATACTGTACCATCAGCTCCAACTACTGAATAGTTTACAGTATTACCATCTAGTTTAGTAGTTACTACAAATTCATTACCACTACCAATTGGATCTCCATTGCTTCTGGTAACAGCTTTAAGTGTTACACTTTGACCGTTGCAAACGATTTTTAACAGAGAATCAGTTGAATCAGTTTTTACTTTTCCAGGTGCTGATCCTGGACCAACTACTCTAATGATTCTAAGTTTTGAACCACCCATTAAGGCAGTTTCAATGTTTGAGATAGAACCATCAGGTACAATTTCTTTCCCATAAATTCGATGAAACTGTGGAACTGAAGTGATTAGTACTGAAGGATCATTTGCAGGTCCCTTAGTAGTACGAGCCAAAACAGTAGATATACCAGTAGTCACAGAACTTTGTTCAATATTATTATTTACAATATCGAACTTAACTTGCGGTGTATTAGGCATATTTTTGATGTTAAAAGTTTATTTATATAAAATGTTTTGAGTATCGTTTTATCTTTGTATTTCGATGTTTAGTTGAGATTCTTTCAATAGACAACTAATATCTTTAATTTGGGTAATGTTGGTTTCGGTAATCTTAGTCATTATCAGACCATCCCTTACAGTATAAGTATATACTTTTTCTAACAAACCATGATCTAAGTTTTGATGGTCATAATAATTACCTACTTCGATATATAGATTACCTGAAGGACTAATCTTTTGTTTTCTCCATTCATCTATAGTTTGATCTATGTATGGTGTTATATAACCTCTGGCAGGTAAGGCTGTATACATTATATGATGTAAGAGCCTCATTTCAGGTTCAGTTCTAGAACATAGATGTACATCAATTAATATATCCTTAGTCTCATAACCTAGATCAATGATATTGGTATTATCTTCATCGAGATCTTCCTTCTCTAATCCTATACTTCCAGGATAATAAGATTTCAATTCTAAAGTAATACGAGGAACATCTTTACTACCTCTAGATTGATTATTACCTATACCAAAAATACTTATAAATTTACTACCTATAGCCTCTCTATCTTGATTATATTTCCTTTCTCCTTCTAAAGTAGGTATTGGAGGATTCTTGGTTATATCAAGATAATCAGTAGGATTTATGGTTAAACCTCTTTTAATAGTTTCACTTAAAAGAGCAATGTAAAAAGTACGTTCTACAATTTCTTGAGATTCTATCATGGCTTAACCCTCCTCATCATCATCCCAACCTGGCCATGGATTAGGTTTATTAACTGATACAAATTCTTTGAAACCTAGTTCTATAGGTACTTTTGGTATGGTATATCCCTTTAAACCCTTTAATACTACAGCCATATTATCAGTAGCATGATCATCTGGTTGTATTTGCATAACCTTATTACCTACCTTAGTTTTATTAGCTGTATAGATACTATCCTGGAAAATAAAGAAATTAAAAGTAGATAGTTGATCCTCTTGTAAAGATACAGTAATATGACTGTTACTGAAATAAGTATATAACCTATTTATCTTTTTCTTTTCATTATCTAGATTATAATAGAAATCAAATGAATTAGGCTTACCTGGTTCAGTGTATTTTTTAACATATCTACAATAATTATAGCCTCCTATATATCCATTAATAGGAGTATTATCTTTTAATTTTATCCTAACATGATATGGTTTAGTAGTGGTATTATCATTTTGAGTATATATATTTGGCCAGATTATGAAATTATCACCGCCATTAACAATAACATTTCCTATAGTACCATCATCTTTTAATAATTTATCTGGTAATTGGTATTCAGGCGCACTAAAGTAAAGCATGATACCTCCATAGTAGGCAGTATTTAATATAAAATCTTCATCTGCTCCTATATTTAGTTTCTTCCTAACACTATTAAGTGATAACCATTTATTAGTTCTATATTCCCAAATGTAGATTAAATTACCCACCTTATTCAAATACTCTGGATCTTCAGAAGGTATAGGATGTAGTACACTAATAGGTTTATTGTAAGGCACTATACTATCTCTATTATCAAGATGTTCTAAAAGATATCCTAACGTACTAACCTGATTCATATTATACACTAAACCATCATCAGAAGTAGGTACATATTTATCTTTATGTACCCTTAATAACTTCAGGTCTACATTAGAGATTATTTTATCTCCTGCATTTATTTGATAGGTTTCCCTATAAGAATCAGAGTTAGCACTTTCTATTGGAGTAATTTTTATATTACCAGTACCGGTGCCTGTAGTTCTATCTAGTTTGAATTTAGAAGCTGCCATATTAAATTGTATTTCTAATTTGTTTTCTTATCTCTAGTACTAACTGTTTTTTATATTTATCTGCCATAGTATTATCCCATAACACTGACCATAAAGGTCGTGAAGGTATTCTACCATCTGATGAACCAAACTCTAGTACTTTAGCTACCCAAGTTAAAGTTTTTGGATTTTTATTAATCCTACCATCAGGCCTAGTTTTAATACGTGACTGTGTTAATCCTACAGCTATTTGTTTACCTCTTTGCAAAGGTTTAATGTTTCTATAGTACTGAGATGACCAATATAATAATGTATGCTCTCCAATAGCTTTTATAGTTTTCTCGGTATGTGGAGGCCAAGATAATCCCCTATCTGGAGGTGGCATACCTCTTGATATACATTCTTTAGCTATCTTAGCTAATCTTTCAGCAAATGCCAAACCAGCAAGCTTATAAGCATTGTTAAGTATATTAGGAGTTTCCCTAATAAGCTTCTCTGCTTTAGCTTGCTGGTTTCCGTTAGCATAGATAACTAAATCACCTACTAAAGTAGGTATAGTTATCTGTAATGATCCCATTTATATATTTATATATTTATATATTTATATATTTACCTTTAATTTCTACATTCCACCCAATCTCTTCCTCTTTAAGTTTATCAACTATGGGTTTCATTAACTTTGAGAATTTTTCAAAATCTTCTTCAGATAATCCACCTTGAACTCCCGGTAATAGGACTACATCAGTAATATTATCACTATTCCTTATCATTTCACTTACGGAGTAATAGAAATTATTGGCATAATAATCCTCTAAGGTAGAATCTAAGTTAAGATCTCCTTCTAAGTATATATAAATAATTAACTTAGTTAGTCGGCTACAATTTCTATAAGCTAATTGATAATTATTGATTATATTTTTATTTATACCGTTATTATCTGATTTATTCATATATGGATTATCCCCCATAAGATGTATGGCTGATATAGCAGTAGATATACCAGTATCACTAAATAATTTATAGTATAATGACATATTAGGAATAATTGGGTCGAAAGGTATACTATAACCACCAATTATATAGATACCTGTTACATTAACCATCCCTATATAGGGATTATTAAATAGTCTGAAATTATCTCTATAATATATTGGTGTATGATTAGCTCTATTACTATATACAAAGTAAGTTTTCATTAAACCATAGATAGTAGAAATATCTCCATTCAAAGATAGTAGTTTATCAGTATCTCCTCCATTAGTAGATATATCAAATTTTATTTCTTCACTAATAGTCAAAATACTCCAATCCATACTTATATCTCCATACATATATAGCCCAGTATCTTTAGTTAAAACTACCTCATTATAGGTACCATCTACAACGTTAGGAGTTTTATCGGCTAATTCCATTTTATTACTGGTATGGTCATATTTTAAGAAAGTTAACAAACCATTCAAGTAGCGAGGATATCTAATGGTATATTCAATATCATGTATATTATATAAGCTAACTAACCTATCAATATCTACTCTATCATTATTTGAATTTGGAGCTATGGTGGGGTTAAAATTCAAAGGAGAATCTGTTACTAGATTTACCCTTAAAAATTTAGATGAGCTCAGGTATCTATTTCTATTATTAACTTCTAAATACCTAATCATCTGTTCTCCAGGTATAACGTTAAGAGTATAACTATTACTTATATTTACGGGTATTAATGCAAAATAATATCTATAGTTATTACTTGAGGAATAATCGATGATTTTCTTCAAGTATATATCAAAAGAGGTTATGTTATATATTTTAGAAGGAGTAGAATATATTTCATACTCAGGTAATCTACCTAAATACTTTTCTGAATCACCTTTCAATGATGTATCAATTATCCCTATTAAATTTACTATATCATCTCTTTCAGATATCTTATCAAGTAGTAAGATTTTATGATAAAATCTAAAGAATATTCTAATATATGGATACGATTCACCAACACTAGCCGTGTAACCTTTAATATCATCACTATATCTAAGAGTAATATCTTTAGGAATCTCTATATATTTTATATTATTATATATCTTATTATTATCTTCTTCTGTTTTAACTCTTACTAATTCATTTATTATACCATTAGCTCTACTTAAGTTAAGGTAATTTTGATCTATATAACTCTTAACATTCTCCCAGAACTTAGTAAGTCCTACTTTATCTAAAAAACTTGCCATATTATGTAATGTTTTAATGTTTAGTAATTTTTATTATAAGTGATCTTCTCCTGCTACAGGAGGAAATACTAAATCATGTATTTCTTGTTCAGTAATAGCAGTTACCTCAGTACCTGATGGTACTTGTATATGATTTATAGCCTCTGCTATTAAAGAATCAAATGTAGTTCTGACCTCTTCATCAGTTTGGTAATGAGTATCATTGTTTAGCTGGGACATTTTAGTAATGTTTTTAGCTCCTTCCTCTATACCATCTAATTTAGCCTTCAGTTCATTAGAGAAATTATTCTGAGTTGCTACGCTACTTTCTGAAGTTTTGATACAATTTTTAATACTTAGGATGAACTCCCAGAAGTCATCTATAGTACCTTGAAAACCATGATGAACAGCATCATCGTAATAGCCCTGTAGAAGTCTCTGATCTATCTCAGGGCAAGTGTAATACTTACTTGTGTACATTGTTTATAATGTTTATTATATTATTTACCGTTGAAACCTTCTATGTTCTTACCACAGAAATATTCATTATCTGTACCTTTGAAGTCATTGAAAGTTTCAAAATTCTTTCCACAAAATAATTCTTTTTCAGAACCGAAGAATCCCTCTTGTTCTTGAGATTCCATTGGTATGTATCTGAGCTTAGTATCTCTATCTCTCTTTAAGATTATTAGTAATACTAAAGCTTCATCCTTTGCCTGAGCTACTTGAGTATCTCCAGTAGGTTTATAAACCAATCCATTTATAACGAATCTATCCTCTGACCAGTTAAAATCAAAGTAACCATCCGTACCGCTTTCAGCATCTATACTAGCATTCCTCCAGTATCTACCTTTGTCTAAGCTTTTAAGGTAATCAGATGAAAGCAATATAGATAGGTTCTCTTCATCAGTTTCACCAGAAGTAGATTGTATATTGATAGGCCAGTTTCTAAAGGCATTATAAAAACATAGAGCTTCTATCTTTATCCTATAATAATGGGGGAATTCATCTTCACCTTGGTATAACATTTGGTTCACATGTTTTGCCCACACTATAGTTTGCCTACCAGCGTCCATATCAAGGAATCTCATTACATTCCTTTTATACCTATCCCAAGCTCTATTACTTAAGAAGTAACATCCTTTCTTTGTCATCTTTTCTTAGGTATTAAAGTAACTCCTTGGTGAGATAATGGAGAAGTTGGATTTGGACCTCCTAAAACACCTGGATTCCTTCTATTAACTACTCTCGGTATAACTACATCATGAATTTGATCACAGAAAGGTAGATATATATCTAACCTCTGAGCTAAGGTACATAGGTTCTTTCTTAGTTGATCCATTACACCTCCTGGTTGCAATGCTTTCATATATGTAGAGAAGAAGTTTGATACTGAATCAGATATATTATCAAAATATTCTACTTCAGTAGGTCCAGTAGTAATTTTCTTTACCCTATCTCCTCTTACTCCTTCATCATCAGAATCTTCTTTATTATTAGATTTGTTTTCATTAGTTCTGGTAAGCTCACTTATGTATTTTCCAGTACTAGTTAGTATGTTAGTAACTTCTACATTGAGATAATCCCATGCAGCTAGCTCCATAATTAGTTGGTTTTCTAAACCTTCATAGTAGAGCTCATCATTATAATGCTCAATAGGAATTTCTTTTCCTTCCTCTCGATTTACTAGAGGTTGGATATAGAGTTGCCATTTATTAATATAAACGTTCTTTTGTTCAAAACTCATACCCTGTATAATTTCCTGGGGTATGTAATTATCTACCAAGTTATAGATACTATCTGGTAAATGAGTTTTAACTATATCTGATACTATTACAGTTCTAGAAGAGGTTTTATGATAACCTGTGTTAGGATCATTTACCTCTAATGTTACAGTGTAAAAACCATTTTCCGAGTAAGTATGTGTTGGATTTTTTAAGGTACTGGGATCCGTAAAATCACCAAAGTCCCAGGAAAAGATAGCTTTCACTGGGACTTTAGAGAATATTCGAAAAGATACACCCAGACCTTCAGTTATACATTGGAAGTCTAAGTTATCCATGTTTTATTTATTTTAAGACATGAGAGCCTCTACAATAGATAGTACAGTATCATCTTTCTCTACGGTGATGTTATTATCTTCAGCTAAAGCTTTAGCCTCTTCCATAGTGAAAGCCTTTGCAATCTTACCGGCATCCATACCTGCCTCTACTAGCTTATCGAATTTAGCTTTTAGAGTTTCAGTATCTACCTCATTGACTACTTCGTTCTTATCTGCTACATACTGTAGATGACCATTAATAAGGGCTTTACGAATATTAGGTGCAGCTAACTGACGTAAAGATAGTTCTACTACCTCTCCTCGTACAACCTGAATGCCAGTAGAAGGATCATAGAAACTGTAGGCATTATCACCTAATGAAACGTATTTTGAATCTGTTGCTGATTTATTCTTTCCCATTGTTTCAAATATTTAAGTTGATGTAAAGTTAAAAACCCCACCCCAGTTAATTAAAACTGAGGCAAGGTGAGTATATTTAATTAAGCTATGGATTATTTCAAGTTAACTGACAAATATGGATCAATATTCATGAATGATGGGAATCCATAAGTATTGAATGGTTTATCAGCTGCCATGAGAACAGTAGCATCTTGATACATCTTACTAAAACCAGTAGTGATAGTAGCGTAAGTTGCATTAGTCTGATTTGAAACGATTCGCTCTGATTCAAGCATAAGCTCCTTAGCAATAAGCCTAATGAGAGCAGCATTCTTATCCACCATCAAGATATTCTTATCTGGAGTTCCCGGGTGAATAAAGAAATTAGCCTGATTAGGAACTGGAGACTTAACATTAAGAGTAGCCTGTGTAGTTCCCTGCTCACGTTTCTTAAACTCTGGCAAATTGAGCAATTCAATTGCTTGATCTTCAGAACCAATGATATTTTGGTAGTTACGACCAAGACGAGAAGCACGTACCCATAATTTGAGAAGATCTTTATAAGTAATACCTGTAGTAGGACTACTTACACCAATTACTGGAGCAGATTCAGAACCATCCAGCATATTACCATTAATGAGTACATCCATTGCCAATGTGTCCATAGCATAGCCAAGCTGAATACCAAAGTCACGGAGATATACACCCAATACATCGATTGATACGTAATCACGAACCTCATCAGTAAGCTTGAAGCCTTTACCAATCTTAAAGATTGATACTTGCTTCTCACCATAAGAAATATCTCCCAATGGAATAGTCTCTGCCTCATTTACCTTTGCAGGAGTAGCGTCAGACATATTTACATGAGGCATAGTAACCTTCAAACCTTTTACATGCTCTTCAGAAGCAATGATCTCTGGGTAGAAAGGAGCCTTACGAACACCAGTATAGATAGCTGCACGAATGATCTCTGGTACCAACCAACGAACATTCTGATCTGGCATGGTGAACAGATTTTGGATAGTAGTCATACGAGGATTAATACCAACCTTATCGTAGAAAGCATCCAAGCTAATACCATACTTCTCTTGTACCATCTCAGACAAACTGATGTCTGTACAGATATGGTTACCGTCTCCAGCACGGGTAGCGTCCATGAAACGTACCATCTCTGGCAAAGCATTAATGAAATCCTGTGACTTCATCTTGCTCAAATCAATTTTATTTTCTGCCATATTATTATAATATTATATGTTCTTTACTTAAGTTTATCGTACTAATACTTGTATTAGTTCATTAGCAGCACTTGCTGGGGTGATAGAAATGAACTTAGTCTCTGTAGTAGAAGTAGCTACCTCTACGAAATTATTTTGCTTAACTACTCCAGTAGGTTTTACATAACCACATGAAAAATTAGCAGCAGAGATATAATTACAGATAGCAAAAGCTTCTACAGCTACAGTTACTTCCATAGGGAAGTTACGCTGAGCAGCATAAGCTGGGTTTATACTATCAGTAACAGCAATTCCTAAATAAATCTCCCCAGCTGCGGCTTTGTATGCAGAAATGGTACCATTTGGATTAAGAGCTACTGGTTGACCCTTTACGATTACCTCAGGCTTATGTGTACTAGAATCTTCCTTAACCATGAAAGCTTGGTGCAACTTGTGTGATTCGTGCTTGTAAATTACAGTACGAGGTGTAACCTCTCCGTTTAAGGTAAGAGGTTGATTATTGAAATATACTCCCATATTATTATATTTTTAGATTTGTTACTCTGATACTTTGTACTGGTTCTTACGAGAGAAGATATTAGCAGCAGCCTTAGCAGTATCAATAGGATTTTCCTTATTATTTGTAACCTCCTTCTTCTCTGGATCCTCTACAGATGAAGCACGGCTTACATCCTTAGAACCGCAGTGATTGCAGTGCATAGGATATGCCTCTTCAAGTTTCTGAGCATAGGTCTTATTCAAACCTTCCAAAGTTACTACTGGAGTGTTCTCTGCCTGGAGCATTACGTAGATAGCATCATCTTCCTTGAAAGAATCTCCCATTAACTTACGATAGTTATTGCAAGCTTGCTCACGGAGTTTACTTACATAAGTTTTACCGAGATTTGCCTGCTCCGTAAGTGAAGTCTTCTCTGCCTCAAGATTAGAAATCTTCTCCTCAAGCTTTGCCTTCTCTTCAGTAAGATTATTTACTGTATCAGTAAGACTTGCCTTATCTGATACGATCTGTTGGATAAGGGAAATAGCCTCTTCTGGAGAAGCTTCTTTACCTTCAGATAGAGTAAGCATATCCTTTCCGAATAGCTTCTCCAAAAATTGTTTCAAATCTTTATCCATTTTAGTGTTTGATAAATTAGTATTTTCAACCTTGTTATTATTAACCTGTTGAGTATCGTTGTAATATTCTAAATCGGTTTTATTGTCTAAAAAGAAAAATTCTTTAGTTCCTTTCTCCTCATGTTCCTTGAAAGCTTCATAGGTTTGTTTGGCAAACGTTGGGTTTACAATTTTACCATCTGAACCAATTTTCTGAGCAAAGGTATCAGCTCCATGAGATACCAAAGAGGTTTCTAAGAATCTTACTATGCCTGTACATACCTTACAGATCATATTACCTTCTTTGTCATAGGTACCGAGTTTATCCCAGAATTCAGCATCATCAAGTTCTGGATGAGACTTATCCCATATAAACTGTACAGTTACAGAATTACTGTGTATTGAAGGTGGATCCATTAATATACCTCTTGCAATTCTAGGATTAGCTTTCCCATCAATCTTAAGGATTCCATTAATACCAGCAGGTATAGTATAACCATCTACCTTATAAGAATCTTGCCATACTACTTTTGAAACAGATCCTATTGCATTGCCTATATCTGTACTATGATCACAGTTTACAGTTTGTCCGAGTATTAGGGGCATAGCTGCTTTTAATACTCCATTCCTACTAAAATCTACAGGATTCCAGTTCTTAGATACGATAGCTTCGGATAACAGTCGGAACATAGGTTCTATAAACTCATTATCCTTAGGAGTTAAATCCTCTGGTTTCAAATCAGGGTAGTAAGTATTATAATCTATATCACTACCAAAGAAACCAAACTTCTGTATACTATCCTTAGAAGTCTTATTCCATGAGAAAAAATTCTCTGAGAACCTTGTTAGTGGTTCTTTTTCTTGTACAGGAGCTGGTACATTACCTATTAAAATAGAATGGCCAGCTCCAATAACCATAGTCTCATTAAAACTATGGTTACTTTTGGTGATTGGTTTACTCATATTATCTTGGTTTTGAATTTTGATCTTTTCTCTTAGGCATTGGGTTATTCTTATCCCTTACACCACGATCAGATTTAGATTTATCATCTTTTCTCTCTTTATCTTCTATACCTATTTTACCATTGTTCTGTTGTTCAATAGGTACTCTTGGAGCTTCCTGATCTGGACTATCATAACCCATTTCCTGAGCATATTGTAACATAGATATGATACCGTCTCTATACAAGGCATTAAGATTCTGTACCTTATATTGAGTAGCCTGTTGGATTTTTACATCATCAGTTACAGTAGCAGGATTCCAAGTAATTTTAATACCTTTATTATTAAATCCAGCAAGTTGTAACTCTAAAGAGTATAAGAATTCAAGTACACTACCAACTAAATTCTGGATAACCTTTAACTGAGATATAAGTTTCGAAAGATTTATACCAGCTCCACCTTCGGTATTAGTATCAGTAACACCTAATAGTGTACTATTTACACCAAGACCGTTAGCTACGGACTGTTGATTCATCTTCCAAGGTATATCTAAATTACCCATATCCTGGGTAGTAGAATTTAACTTAAATTCATGATCTTCTTTGTAGCCAACTACCAAACCATCTTTCATACCTTCTTTCATACGTCTCTTAAGTTTAAGTAAATTAATCTCAAGGCGATGTTCATATTGATTGGTGCTTTCAGAAGGTCTCTGATCTGGTTTATCCATTAACACTTCCATGAACCCTAATAGACCAGCATTCTCCATGATATGTTTGAAGTTTATCCTCATATCTGACTGACCCTTTAGAGAATCTAAAGCTGCCATAAATGGAGGTATTCCGTAAGGTTCATCTGTATCATTGTACATACCTACATATTTATATGTAAGGGTATTTAATTTAATATAGGTATCCTTTCCTATAGCCAAGTTTGCATAACTTTTCTGATATGGAGTATATACTCCATCAGATTCCCTTTTGAACATTATGCTATCTGGTTTAATAAAGAGTACCGTTGATAAACCATCTAGATGTTGATTAGGTACTCCTTCAATAGATATAGCTCCACCAATTAAAAGTTGTACCATCATCTTATTTACTAAACCATCAGTACCAGCAGTATAATTAGACCATTTTTTTGAAGCTTTCTTAAGATGATCTACCATAGCTTCAGCTTCTTTACTGGTATTATTAGGAAAACCTATTCTATGTCCAGTATTAGCTAACTGATACATATCCTGCAAGGCTTTACTTACATCAGGATTTACCTTATATAAGTTCCTAAGTAGTTGAATAACTTCTACTCTAAATGAAGGATCTACCATTGTGTTAAAATCCTTCAAAGCATAAGTTAAACCATTAATACCATCTTCTGGAGCAGAAACTCTACCAGGATCTATTCCTGTAACTTTAGGTTTCTTTGGTTCAGTATTACTAGTAACATATGGATGTCCTCTAGTAACTGAAATGTTATAACCGAATATTCTCATCGTGGTTGAATAATTATATTTTGTTTACCTTTTCTAATGTGATTACAAATAGCTTTGCCCATAATATCATCATCTGCATATACATCAGTTTCTAAGCCATCATCAGAATCTGAATTATTTTTATGTTTACCCATAGCAACAGGTCTACCTAAGCTATCATAAATAAAAGTCTTAGCCTCGTGGATAAAAAAGGGATCCTTTATAGTAGTTACTTCATTACGAATATCTGATTCTAAACCATCGATGATAACTGGTCTATTACTAGAAGTGGTAAGCCAACCTGGAGCTTTATCCATCTCAGGTCTTTTCTTACCTTTCTTCTTCAACATTTTCTGATAGTAATAAAGTTTAGGATATCCTTCATTCTGTAAAGCAGCAGTAACTGCCAAACCCACATCATTAGATTCAGGAGCTAATGTAGCAAAGTTAAACAACCTACCAGTATCTCCCAGTAATATTGCATATTTATCTACTGGCATTCTACCTTTATATACTACTTGCTCTTCTCCAACTTTATCCATACAGGTAAAGGATGAGTAGTCAGAACCTCTACCAGTTGCAACGTCAGCTCCTATGAAATAATCTTTGTTTTCCTCAGGCTCTAAAAATTGAAGATATTGTCCATTATACCTACGTTTAATTATAGGGTAATCTGATATACAATCTTCTATGGCTTTGATATCGGCCATATCAAATACAGTATTACCAGAAGATAAGAAGTCTCCATCTATCTCTTGGGCAGTTCTTCTAGGTCCTAAAGCAGATGACATTTGATCATACCAATCATCATCTCGTTCAGGGTGCATTCTCCAATATAATCTTATGGCATTAAAAGGATTACCTCCATTTAAGGCATTAACCCAAGTGTTATGGTAAAAATTAGCCATACCCATTGGAGTAGAATTAACTATAGCTGCCCCACCAGTAGATAGTGTTGGGAAAGCAGCTGCCCAAATTTGAGAAGCCCATCTTACGATAGCTGCCTCGTCAATTACTAAAAGTGTAAGAGATTCAGAACGACCTGCTTCAGAAGAAGTAGGTATAGATTCTATGAAAGAGCCATTTGCAAACTCCATCATAGAAGATGACCCAAATTCTCCAGATCTACCATTTATAATAGGTACCTGTAAGAAAGGAGGTAAGTTCTTATACATGAACTTAATCTTCTTTAGTACCTTTTTAGCAGTAGTATCTTTAATAGATATGATGTTTATCTTGGAATTTGGATGGTACATAGCTAGCCATAAGCAGTACATGGAGATTAACTCCGTAATACCTGCCTGCCTAAACTTAAGTACAATATTAAATCTCTTAAGTACAAATTGATAGAGTACAGCTTTTTGATAAGGATATAGGTTAAAATGTACTCTACCTCTTACAGGGTGTATCACATATATAAAGGTAGCAAAGAAAAATACATCTTGCACTACCTTGGATAATATGCTTACTTGTTCACTAGTTAAACCTTGTGGAACTTTCAAATCTACTTTAGCCATGGGTTTAATTTATATCTTATCCCAATTTCTATATCAGCTTTTATATTATTATGTGTACCTATAGATTTTTCTAGAGCTCCTTCTAGAGAATAATCTAACCTATAAGTAGAAATCATAATACCAGTACCAATATGAAATTCTTTGTTAAATATTTTATATGAGGTACCTACATACGGTAAAATCCTAACCGGGTATACTCTTTTATAAGTAAGGCCCGAGTTAGGATTCCAGTTGTAAGAATACCTATTGAAGTCCAGGTTATAATTCCTGGTTATAAAACTATGTGATTGAAAATTGTAAGAAGCTAATTGTATTTGATTCCTATCAAATAAAATCTGAACCAAAGAATCGTTACTGTATATACCGAGATCCTTAAAACTAATATCTGATAAAACCTTACTACTGTTTACAGCTGCTGGGTTTAATGAGATATTGTTTACCGAATCAAATTTACTAGAACTGGCAAGAGTAGCATTTACAGGATTTTTATGATTAGATCTATCATTGAAATCATTGGTATTCCAGTAAGTTATATTCTTTGGATTCAGATGTCCTGAATAATCAGGAGCTAAAGAAAATTTATCCTTGGTTGATTGTATAAGGATTTCTTGTTTTGAAGAACCCATATATTTTTTATCAGCGTTAGTTACTAACTTAACCGTTGTATCATTGGTTTTTGGTTGGTATCTTGAAAGCTGTTTTGATAAGGAATAATTCCTAAAGCAAAGGTATATAGTTAATCCTAATAATATTAGGCATATGGCTTCTAGGAATAATTCCTTTACCTTACCCTTGAGATTAATTTTCTGAAATAAGGATTTGGTAGTTTTATTTTCTGTGATATAATATTTCCTCATTGTGATTTGTGATTTACATTTTCTTAAACAACATATTCGTACGCGCTCGCATATACGCATATAAAGGCTAAAGGATATAATATGGGTAATTTAATTAAATTAATATATCTAAGATATATAATTAATTTAATAAATTATTACCCTAAAAATATATCTAAAAATAATAATAAAAAATTATAATCTGCCAGCGCTGCCAGAGGCCCTGAATAGGATTTAATTTTATAGGTACATTTTTAACCTATAACCTTATTCATCCTTCGGATGAAAGTAACTACCTCGTAAACTCGGTAGTTACGATAGTATACATTTCTTAAACCATTTACCTACTTGATATACAGATCCTTTAGCAATTGTATATCTTGCTTTATTCAACCAATATAAGTAATTATCCTTATCCATGTATATTTTATATTCATCGGGGAAACCCATGATATTTTTGAAATCTTTTATACCTAAGGGATAACCATCAGGTCTAAACTGTCTATCGGCAGGTCTTAAAGTCAATGGAGGTTTATCATTCTCTAATCTATATACTCCAGGTAGGGTAGACATCTTAGCTGTTTTAATAGGCCATTTCTTTTCATCCTTGAAATCTGTTCTCCAAAGTTTCTTAATCTGTTTAACTGTAAGGTTTTTCTTTTCAGGTAAGGCCCTATAATCATACATCGCTAATACTTTATTTAATGGCGGCATATAATTATCATTATTTTCCTTAAAATAAGAACATTCTAGTAATTTTCTAGAGCTTACTGGAGTGTCTACTCTAAATATATTATCGAACCTATTTAAGTAACTCTTAGATTTAATTTTAATTCCTATGATAATTAACCTTTTCCTTGATACTTGGGAATTACCAAAATCTACCACAGAACGTTGATGATAAATTAATTTATAACCTGGTACCTGTATTTCGAAAAATTCCTTTGGCAATAGAGTTACCAATCTTGGTAAATTCTCTAATAAGAAAACCTTAGGTCGGTATTTATTGATTGCCTGGATAACTAAATTTAAGGATTTATTATCTTCAGGTTTACCTAATTGTTTAACTTTGGATAACCTCATTATTGAAGAAGCTCCACAGTCTGGGCTTGATATAATTACATCGGCCTTAATATTATCAGGTAGTTCATTCCTAAAGAACGGTATATTTCCAAAGTTTAATCTCCATTGTTCTTCATTTTTAGTGTGAAATACAGCTCTTGGTTCTATATTAGCAACTAAATTCTCCTTAAACGGAAACAGCAGAGCTCCTTGCCCTGCTGATACTCCTAAAACCTTTAAGTGTTTCATTATAATTTATATTAGTGCTAATAAAGCTGAAACCATTACACCATATATGCCATACCTAATATCTACTTTACTAAAGAAATCCTCAGGTTGTGAATCATCCCATAACTCTTTAAGGTAGGTAATACCTAAACCTAAGATAATACTTAGAAACCAATCTAGCCAAAATATACCAAATAATAATGTAAATACCTTAAAGGATATTTCGGTTACTAGGAAACCTGCTATACTGTGCCATAGAAGTTCTTGATCTATCTTACATAACTTCTCAGCAATTTTTTGATAAAACTTTCTCATTTGTAAGTGTCTTTATATTTAGAATAAGCCTGAGCTAATTTGGTATCATATTTATTAGCTGCATAAGAAGGACCATTATATGATCTTGCAAAAGAAGCCCAGTTATGGTTATTCAAATAGAATAATAATGAGTTATTCTTTAGGAATTTGATAGTTAACATTAGTTGATCCTCTTCGGAAGACTTCATCTTATCTACAAATTCTTCAATATCTTTACAACCACATTGAGCATAATTCATGCCCATTACCTGGAACATACCCCAAGAAGCAGATTTTAATGCTGCTGCTCTATTGATATTAATTGCAGTAGTTAATCTAATGTATTCTCTTTCTCCTCCAAAATATTTCGATCTATTCCATGTAGGATAAACTACATTAGGATATTGCTTACACAATTGATTTAGACGAGCTAGGTTTAGTAATGGAGTTAATAACCGATAGAAAATATGACCCTCGAATAAAATTTTAGGTTTACCAGTAGGTAAGAAACCTCCACCATTAGATTCTACATCTTTTACAGCTAATAATGCAGCAGGATCAATTTGATTTTCCCTGGCTATATCAGCTATTTTTTCGTTAGTTAGTTTTTCCATATTTACAAAATTGGTTTATATACCTTATAAGCAGTGAGTATTGCTGAAACACTATCTAGATTGAGCTTAAACTATAGAATTATAACCAAATTATATGCAAAAATAACCCTAATCTACCTACAGCCTACGCAAGGATTTAAGTTGTTATCATAGGTTCATTGCATATATAAAATAAATGTAGTATATTTGCAATCAAATAAAATAATTATTAAACATTATTTATATATGGAAATATTAAAAACAAACGACCAGGTCCTCTTTTATGATGGTAATACTATCTTAGAGTTAACCACTGTAATTCAAGAATTAGAGGATTCAACAGTTAAACTCAGTAATGGAGTTATCTGTAGTAATGAACCAGTTAAAAAATCAGGTATCTACAAAAGGAAAGATTACCTTAAAGGATCAAAATTCCAAGGTTGGATTAAAAAATATGAAGGTCCTTTAGAAGATATTTACCAGGCTAACCTTTTCCTTAAAAGTTATAAGAAGAAAATCGATAGTCTGAAGGTAGATCTTAGTTCTATCCAATTAGCAGATATTATTTATGGTAATGTATCTGCCCAGGAAGTATTAAACATTAGTAAGTCACTTAATAAAGTTATATCTAAATGCAAACCGTTTGTAAAATAATCCTCTGGATATACATTATATGTCTTCCAATTTCTCTGGTTCTTACCATAATAAGGGAATATCAGAATTATAAGATTAAAGATGCTCCTAATAGGATATTAGGATTTATATTTCACTTCATCACTGTTTGGTTAATTACACCGTTATTCATAGTTCACTTAGTTAATAATAAAATAAAGAAATTATGAGATTATTTTTCGATAGGAAATTTAGGTTTAGTGGATACTCCCAAACTCCTCAGGAATTATTTGATGGGTATTCAAGGTTCGCAGGTATGGGTTGCGCATGGATAATCGTTACTATCTTAGGTCCAATGGTAGGAATAGGTATGCTACTCTGGTTGAAGAAAAAGGATAGGGAAGCTGCAGCATTAAGAGCAAAGGGAAGGAAAGGTCCCTATGCTCAACCGATTTCTAAATCAGATTATGCCTTAGCATATTTTTATATCTTTGTAGGCCTAATATGCTGGTTTGGAGTATATTGTAATTTACGTCAAAATTAAATGTTATGGTTTGTAAGAAGTGCTTATGCAATTATGAGTTAGATGAATTTGATCCTAACTTAGAGATCCCAAAACTTATGAAGGAAAAAGGGTACTGTTTTAATTGTGCCTATTGGGTATACCGTCATCAGAATCTGTATAATAGATCTGATTTTAAGAGGCCAGAAGATTTAGGTTATGTAGAAGATAGGTTAGAAATGATACGTTTAGTTTTGGAAGATACATTGCAGGTAGTAGATAATAACTTCGAATTGATTACCTTGCATATAGATAACCCTGCTCCAATTAACCTAGATCAGCAACCTATTTATAAGGTACTGGGTAGAGATGGAATCTACCTATTCAACGTAAAGAGGGTAACCTTCCAAGGCAAGATAAGTTTAATAGAACACTTTATATCTAATGCAACCCTATTAGATAATGATCTAGCTCTAGAATTAATCAATAGGCAGTCAACTAAAATCGTAAACCAATTATATTATAAGTTATGAAGTTTAGAATAGTAGAAGTAGATAAGAACTCTAACGTTATTAAGGTTTGGTATGAATCTAATAATATTATCATAGGTGAATTGGAGAAACGTTATGAAAGGGTATTAATAGATTTAGCAGAAAGCTATGACCTATTCCATAAGAGTAAGGATCTAGAGACCCAGTATACAGAAGATAACGTTACCTGGCATTATTATGGAGATACCTATATAGATTACCTGAATTATAATTTATCTAAGAGATGATAGAAGTTTATTGGTTATTGCATTGGGATAATGAACATCAGAAGTTTATTGCCTATCCTAAGTCTAATTATTTAGGAGAGTTAAGTGATAAGAGTTTATTTACCTTACTTGATAAGATTAAGGATGTTACTATGGTTAGGGTAGAACCTTTTAATCATTACGGTAAGGAGATATGTATTTATTATTATATCGATGAGGAATTCCTTGATAGGATTCATATATTAGAAGGTATGACCAAATTTAAGTTTAAGGTATTAGCTAAATTCGTAGTAGTTTGGTTATTCGCTTTGGGTATTACTATTGGCTTAATAGGTTATATCTTTGTAATGTTAGGACTTATCACATTTAATCTTTAATTATGAAAAGAACAGTTAACAGTTGCTGTGTAGCATTTAATCCATTTACATAGCAAAGGCAGAGCTTGGAACATTTAGTGCCTAGATTTTATGGTCCTAACGTTAGTAATATACCATTTCATAGGAAGCTATTGAATATATTATTGATACCGTTTTGTGTTACTCAACGATTATCGATAGCAGAGCAATTATTAAAGGGTGTAGATCATTTAGATTTAGGTATATCCTATTATAAAGATCGTTGGATTATCACTAATGGTTTATATATTACACCTTATACCGTTGAGGATGTTCTTCAGGTGATAAATAGGGTGAGTAATGTTTTTCCTTTAACGATTGGTAATAAATTAATAACAGTTACCTTGAGATTAGATTATAGCTTTTGTCCTAAAAAGAATATTAGGGATTTATTTGATCGTTATGAAGATAAGATGTTTAGGAAAGGATTGGTTATTACTAAGGTGGAATATTCCTGGAAACAGAACTTCTTTAATTGGGTAATGGAAAGGTTTACTACTCGATTGCTGTTAGGGTTTTTCTTCTTAGGTTTGTAGGTTTTCAAGGAAGCCCTTAATACGAAGGCTAAAAATTTCCAGGCAGTGGGAGGGGGGCACGGTTTCCTGCATTGCAAATGCAAGCATATAAAAATAAGGGATAAAATAAATTTATCCCTTTATCTTTTTCTTTTTGCTTTTTATTCTACCATATTAGAATAGTGAAGTAAAATATTATAATCGGTTGACTTCTCATATTTATTTAGAAATGGATAGAATATTTTTTGATTATGTTTCAAATCGCTTATCTCTCTATCTAAATATAGAATATAATCTAATAATCTATTACATGAAATATTAGAGATTAACCCTAAAATATCATCGTTTATTTTATGAGATTTAGGAATAGTTATAAAAATATTTTTTACTTTTATACTATCTACTTCATTTTCAACTATCATATAATCTAAATCGGTTTGTAGGATATAATTAACCCAATTGATTATATTAATTACAAATCCTTTTGAATCATAACTATTGCATTTATAGACCATGTGCAAAAATAAACTTTTACAATAGTTATTAAATTCTTTTTGAAAAACTTTAAAAATAAAGTTATCTAACTTAGAATCTGTATTTTGATACTTTTGTATCATTTTTTTAATATTCTTATTATTCATACCAAAAAGATTTTTTGCGTCCTACTACTATACCTAAAATATAACCAACTAATAAAGATAAAATAATTACTTCTAACATATTCTTTTAATTTATATTAGAGTGCTTAAAGTTAAGCACTCTAATAAGTTTAATTTACTTTTTGCAAATATCTAAGGCCTTTTGCAAAGTTTCTTTTTTCTCTGCTTTCAAATTTTCGTTGCAAACAGATTGCAAAGAATAATCATTATTTACGTAAACTTGTTTATAAAAGTCGTTGAAAGACTTAATCAATTTATTTTTCTTTGTTTGGTCCTTTTCGTCAATTAAAGACGAGCAAAGAGAAAATAAAGTATTTCTCAACTTTTTACGTAAAGATTTCTTTTCTTTTTCTGTTGTATCTGCAAAAATTTCTACTTTGTAGATACTTTCCCTTTTTGTACCTAAACTTGTTTTTAATAGTCCGCTTGTTTCTTTTTGCAAATTTGATAGAATATCTTTTGCAGATACTTTTTGATTGTTAACTACTACGTTTGCACTCTCATTTACTTTATTATTCTTTTTTGTCATAAATGTGCTTTCGTTCGTTTTTTATTTTATATTAGTATTTTCAGTTAGACGATTGAAAGACTTTTTAACTATTAACTAACTTTCTAATACTTTTATTTATTAACTTCGTTGCAAAGATACAGACTATTTTTGAAATAAACAAGCTTTTTAGAGAAAAATTTTCAGAAAATTATTATTTTTGATATAAATCAAGAAATTATTTATTTTTAATTTTTTTAATTATAAAAATTTGCATATTTCAAAAATTATATTATTTACGCGTATGCGTGTATATTCTTTAT